ATTGCGAGTGGTGTCGCCGTTTCAGCAGCTGCGCTGGCATCTCCTGCTCTCGCAGACGTCTATGTGAACCCTGAGTTCAACGGCGGCGCCTATGGCGAAGATTGGCTCGGCGGCACGCTTACGCTTGATGTTGGATTTGAAGGCGGTTCTGGTGCCTACAGCTATTACATCCAAGGCGGTCCTGCCGTTGTGATGCCTGACGGTGCCGATCAAGAGGTTGAACTGGCTGGCAAGTTTGGCGGTTCTGTCGCTGTTGCCGAAAAGGTCTCTGTTTACGGAGAGCTGAGCGGCATCACTGGCGATGAGCTGTCTGTTGGTACGAAGCTTGGCATGAAGTACAGCTTCTGAGCTATAACAAGCTCAGCTTCCTCACACGTTGCTGCAATGGGCTCCCGCAAGGGGGCCTTTTGTTTTACCTGGAGCCATTATGCAAAAGCTTTTCAACGTGATGTCCGTCGCATCGTTTGTGATGTCAGCGGGCATGGTTGCGGGATCGGTCTTGCTTTACACCAGGATCCCTGCATTAACCAAGCTCTACATCAGCGAGTTAAAGATAGAGCTGACCGAGATGATCACTGAAATGGTGCCTGGTCAGATTAATGAGGTCATGCCAGAACTTCCGACAACCACGGGTCCAGCCGTTCCGATCAAGTCACCATTTTGACGTTGGCAGTGGGGTCCTCTGGGTCGTGTGCTTCCGGCCCGAATCCTTCGCGCTGAACTTTCGCCATGTCCAGTTTTGGCGCGGGTGCATCTTGTTTCTTGTCAAACGACGCAAGCCACTCTCTGATCGCCGTGCCTGTGGGCGTTGATTTAGGCCACTGAATAAAAGCTAGAAGTTGCTTAGTGTCGGTGAAGGACTTGGAGGTGTAACCGCTCTTGCAAATGTAAACCACTGGGGGGCCTTCCCTCATACGGGTGCGTTCGATAAACAATGACCCAGCGATAAACCGTTCTGACTTCATGCCTCAAATTCGTGAGATAGGTGTCCAAAGAATTGGCGTGCCTGACATCTCTGTCGGTCAGCCGATTCCGCCCCCAGTCTTACCAACACACAAGCCAGTTACCTCAGCACGCTTTCCAGTTATTGATATGCCTGGCTGCGTTCGCGCCAGGATTACTCAGGGCAAAGGCGTCGAAACGTTTGAAGATGATCCACGCGGTGTAGTCACGTTGTGTGATGGAGCGGCACCAGTCTTTGAAGCGCCGGACTATAGACCGCGTGACTTTACGTGGGTTAGCCCACCTGAAGCGCCAATAAAAAGGCCGGAGGTAGCAGCTCCAGCCCAGTCCCCTCTTGGTGCGACGCCGGCCTTGGCTTCCGGCAACTCAAAGATGCCACTAGATCCATCTTGTCCGCCATTTGGTGCGAAAGAAATCGGATCGTTTAACAAATTAGGGACAAAGGTTCTTGCCGGTTATGAGCTGAAGGATGGCAAGTGCGTAAAGATCTGGGATCCAGTGCCTATCGGTCAGGTGATCAATAACTATGTGCCTGATGCTGGTCCGACTGTATCTATTGCGTTGACAGCTGCGTTTGCCACGACGGTGGCAATCTTTGCCAAACCGATTGCGTCACTGCTGCAGAAGCTTGCCAAGCCTCTGACGAAGAAGGTGGTGAAGAAGATCAATCAGAAGCTTGGCCGTAAGGCAAAACTGGAATCTTTACAGCAGCGGCGGGTGATTCAGCGTCACCGGAATCAAGCCATTCGCGATCTGAGGCGCGCTCTGGGTAAATGATTTGGTGCGTGTGATCTTGCACCGGCTTGGGCTTTAGGACTACGTCAGCACAGATGGCATAGAACGGCGAAGACTTGGCAAAGCCGTAGCCTTCACGCTTGGCTTCAGCGCAAGCCTTAAGTCGCCCCATCTCGTAGTTGAGTCGCTTGTCTGCCAGAGCTTGTTCGTAGAGGGCAACCTGTTTTCGCTGAGCGTCTTTGCACAGGTTGATCGGTCCCCAATCCAGCGGCACAGAAAAGGTCGCCGTGATGCCAAAGTTGTTGCTGAAATTTTGGCGGTAGCCTGTCCTTTGCGGCTTGTAGTACAGGATGCGGCCAGGATTGTCGGGCACCCCGTCGGGTCCATCCAAGCCAGTCTCTGGATCGATTAGGCCAAAATTATCGCTGTTATCGTAAACGGGCTCTTGATAATACTCATTGTCTGGCTTGCCAAAAGAATGCGTAGACGAAACAAAGGGAGAGATGTTTAGTGTTGCTCCGTCACACTGAATCCCGCTACCTACCGAATAACGTAGATACTGACCGGGGACAATTTGCACCGCTTGATTAACAACTGAGCCGCTACTATTTGACACCGGAGATGCAGTTGCACTTACCTGACTTGCGGCAGGTAAGCAATACAAAAAGCTGAGCGAAAAGGCTGCAACAGCTGCTTTCATTGGCTAAATGTGCTGGTGGAGTCGGTAACGCTTTCAATCAGCGTTTCACGGTCGATCATCACTTTTTCAATCAAACCAGGCCCGCTGTAGGTTTCTGCGAATTGGAACGCAGCACCGGGCGTAGTTTGCACCCAAGTGGAGCGACTTGAAAGGTTTAGTGATTTGTTGCCTGCTGGCGGGCTGACAATAGAGCTTGTAGGTTCTACCCCAGTGCCCGAGACGGAATACTCAAAGCCGGTGCGAAACGATTCAGACCGAATGCTCTCTTTAATAACTGTTTTTGTCTCCGTGTGGCTTGAAACTTGACCCTGGCTGAAGTTAGGAATAACGGGCAGGGCCGCTGCTGGTGACGCCACAAGCAGCAGCAATGCACTAGCGGCTTTGGAGTTCACTGATCACCTGTCCGATTGCACTGGTGTTCGCTCCGCCTGGGCTGATTGTGATGGTCCCCGCTGTTGTAACGCTCCCGCTTAGGCCAGTATTAACGCCTGCGGCTGTACTCGTGACATCGCCAAATGCGGGCACCTCGCCAACGGTTGGGGCTGACGTGGGCACCGTGTCGCCTTGCGTGTAGCTGGTCGCAAAGCTGAACGAGTTGCCAGCAGTCTTTTGCGTTGCGTCTGGAATCGTGATTGCGTTGACACCATTAGTTGCGGCACCAAGCCCACCAAGTGCGTCGCTTGTGGTTGTGCCGCCAGAGGTGACGCTGGTATCGATTCCGTTGCCGCTGATGCTGTAGCTGTTGCCGACGCGAATGGCACGGCTTGAAGCAGCACCCACATCAAGTTGAACGCTGCTGCTGATTCGGTGGGTTAAATCAGCACGAGCAGGCGAAGCCGCTGCCAAGGTGATGCCCAATACCAAAAGTGCGCGGGTCATTTGATGCCGACTTTGGAATCTTTGTTATCCACGATAGTGGGCTTCTTATTGCCATTTCCATTGCTCTTGCGCTCGATGCCAAACGAGGCCATTGCACCCGTCAGGAGTGACGCCACGAACGTGTTGTCCATTTTCATTTGAGGGAAGATGCCCAAATATGACGCCGTAAGAAGTGCAGCACTCCAAGCCAAGACCAAAGCCTTGACGATGTCCGCCATTGAGACGCCTTCCTTTTCGTGATGATCGTCTGGAGTTTCTGCCATGAGACAACAGAGCTACGCTTAAAGGGTAACTAGGCCAGGCCAATGCTTCTAATCCTCAAGCCTGTGTTGATGACCATGTGGAAATCACGGGCATTTAAGGAGCTGATCGTCGCGATGTGTGAAAAAGTGGTTTCACGCACCGATAACGATTTAGACGATTTGGCTGTGAAGCATCTTCGTGAGCTTTTGCTGCCTGACACGAGGATTGACCACTAAACCGTGTCCGGCATCATCCAAGTGACCCTGTTGCTTATCGCCATGGGCCTTGCCTTGCTGCCGTTTTTCGAGTGGTACAAGCCAGACGTGCCGCATCGCATGGCTGCCATTAAGCAGCTAGAGGAGGCGATGCCCCCAGAATTATTGTCCGAGGAGGCTGCCTGGTTTCAGGCGTGGAAGGCCAGCGGCATTGACCAGGAGGTGTACTTGCCTCGTTATTTCCGACAACTAGATCTTCCCGGCGGTGAACGTAAATGCTTCACATCGTCCGGGGCGATGGCGGCGGCTTATTTCAAAAAGATCGCCACGCAAGAGGAGTACGAACAAATTAGGGAGCGATACGGCGACACCACCTCTGTTTACGCTCACGTCAAAGCACTAACGAGTTTGGGCCTGCAGGTTCGCTTTGTTGATAATGCTGATGCAGAGGACGTGATGGAAGCCATCGATGCAAACATCATCGTGATGGCCGGTTGGTACCACCAAGGCAACATGCTGCGCGGCGAGCCACCAATGTGCGGCTCCGACACCTGCGGCCACTGGTCAATCCTGCATGGCTATCAATCGCGTTATGGGTCAGATCCAAGTTGGCTTATGACTGATCCGGCTGGCCTGCCAAATATCGAGGAGGGCGGCCACAACCCTGCGCTGTCTGGTTATCGCGTAAGCGTGCGGCAAGCTGCTTTTCATCAACGTTGGCAAGTCAATGGCCCCAGAAGCGGCTGGGCGATATTTGTCGAGGCAAACTAGGTTGCACTTTTGAAAATCAGCGAATGACGGTTCTGTGTGACTGGGAGATCAGAGC